GCTCTAGGATAAAGTTCTCGAGACTTATCTATAAGTTCTCTTAGTTCTGGCATAGACCTTCTAAGTATCAAAGCTCTGTGCTCTGAAATATGACAGTAACGCAATGGGTCTATTAACATTGCAAAACTTTTACCACCACCTGCTGCTCCACCGTAAAGAACATCTTTTTCGGATGCAGCTAAAAAATCTGTTTGAGGTCCTTCGTTAGGCATAAATGCCACATGAGAACCTGTAGTATCTAAATGTTTTTGTATCGGGTCAGGAAGTGTTTTACTTTCTTCCTTAGTGATAACATTAGATGTTAAAACTTTTTCTTCTTTGTCAAGTTCTTTCTTGACTCTTGCTAAACTTCTTGTTAGCTTCTGAACTTTCTTTGACTTTTTAGTTAATTTATTTTTAGCTCTTATAGCTAATTGTAAATCTGAAAGCTCTGAATTCTTTGGTCTACCGGGTTTTTTTTTCGGAGTACCATCTTTCTTTAGTATATAGCTCCCATCAGGGTTTGTCAAGTAATTTTTAGGATTTTTTTCCCAATCTTCCATATGTCTTATCCACGTACTTTTTTAAACCGGGTCTTGACATGCCTTTACCTGTTTCAGCTTCTAGCCAATCAACACCTATTCCTAGGCTAATTTCTTGGTGAAAAACAGACTCAGCCACTTCCTTAAGCACAGCCAAGTCTGATTCCACGGGTTTTAGATAACCATCAAAGTTTTCATCAAGCTCATAACCAAAAGGGATAGTTGAAGAAGTTCTTCTGATATAGTTATCAGGGACAAACATTTAGATTATCCACATAATTATTAAAGCTGATATAAAACCTATACCACACATAACACCCCAGACTTGCATGTCTGTAAGGTCATTGGTATTAATCATACTATTTACTTTTTTTTCTAGTAGTTCTTTTAACATTTGTTTTCCTCTTTGTTGTTTGTTTTTTTGGAGTTAGAGCTTTTTTGAATAACTTACTATAAGCTTTTTTTACTGCTTCTAACCATTTATTAATTCCGTACATTAGTCTTTGTTCTCCTCGGCTTTCTTTTTACCGAATATTCTATCCCAATTATCTCTATAGTCTTGTGTATAGAATCCGGGTCTGGGATTAGCACCCTTACTTCCGTGTGTATTTTTGTATATCGGTGACCTGAAGGTTATTGGTTTTTCGTCACTACCTATTTGTTTACCCATTTCTTCTGTCCTGTGCTTGAAGTTTTTTAAGTTTTTCTTGTTCCTTATCTATTGGTTTTTGTTGAGCTTGTTTAACCATAATCTTTCTCATCCATACATTTTCGCCATTCTTCTAATATTATTTCTTCAGGATAAGCAGTGTAATGAATGGCTCTACACTTTTCAAATTGTTTACGCCACTCGTTAGGGTCGTATCTATCGTTCCATTCTTTTTGTTTTACTTCAGGTGTATGTACACAACCTGCTAAAAAACACAAAACTATTATTATTTTTACCATTTAACTCTGTTTGCCCAATATGCAGCCGACATTTTGCCTTTGGCAATATTCTTTCTGTGTCTTGCTTTAAAAGACTTTCTTTTCATTTTAGTTTTTCGAGACTCTCCTGCTTTAGGTTTACCTGCAGTCTTAGCACCTTGTTGTCCAAATCGTATTGTTTTGATTTTTGTACCTTCTTTTGCAACAACAATATGTGACTTAGTAGGATGATTGGGAGTACGCTTGGGTTTGTTGTAACCACTGACTCCTGCTCGTTTTAATCTTGAATCTGCTTTACCACCTTTTGCCATTCTAAACTTAGCAGTATCTTCTGCAATCTTTTTAGGTTGTTTAGAGTGTTGCTTACCGGCAGCAGTATCAGCTCTTTTCTTTGCTGATGTTCTTGAGTACTCAGAAGAACTTAAAGATTTTATAGCAGCTTTGGGTAAGTATCTTTCTCCAGTCTCACTAGACTTTTTACCAGACTTAGTTCCCCATTCTTGTTTTGTCCAACTATCTAACGACTGTTGTGACTTTGCTTTTGCCATTACTTATATCCTCCACCAGCTTTCTTGTATGCTTTGGCTAACATCTGAGCCTTACGTGCAGACCATTGTCCGGGTCTTCCACCTTTAGAACCAGCTTTGATTCTGTTAAATATTCTTTTACGCATACCGGGTTTGGTATAGTTACCTGCTTCGTTGACTCGTGACTTAGACTTTTTCTTAGCCTTACCACCTTTTCTAAGTTGTAATCTTTCTAATAACATTAGTGTACTATCCTGTCGTCTTCTTTGGGTAAAGTGTTTAAATGTTTTTCTGCTTCATCATCAATGTATATACTATCTAGCTCACCCACAACTATTAAATGATTTTGAGCTGCTGCTAATTCAGCTTGTTCAAAAGATGAAGCAATAATGTTTGGACCAGCAAAGGTTGTCCCATAGGCTTCGATCTCAGTCAGAAATATCTTCATACTCTCCATCTTCAATATCTAGTGGGGCTTTGTCCGGCATTAAAAAAATACCACCGGCATTCATGTTATGTGTTACATCTACTTTATCTACTTTAGTAACACCTACTCTATCTAAAAGAGTCTGTGCTGCTGTAAGCTTATTGTTTGCTTGAATAATAGGTTTCTTAGAATCCATAATCTCTACAAGCTTAAAAGCTGCTTTAGGTGCTGAGTTTGCTAAAATCTCTTGAGTTATTTCTAGTATCTCAGACTTTAAAGTCTTTACAACATGATGATGGTGGCTTTTGTACCCTGCAAGTTCTGCAGCCTTTTTAGCATCACCTTGACAATCAATCAGGTGTTCAAGAAAAGACTCTTGTTTGGGTGTAAGCTCACGTTTTGTTTGGGCACTGTCAATGCTTGGTAATATAGCCATGTTCTTTATTATAGCTTTCCCTCAGAAACTTGTCAAGCTTTTAAAGTTTTTTTCTTTAACCCTTGACAAAAGTGGATTGAGGATGTATAATAACTTTAGTGCCCCCCGGGTTAAAGCATACCTCAGAGCTCCCTGCTCACATGCTAAAACAACCTCAAACACCCTTCAACTTATCCTCAAAATAATACCTATAGACTATAAAGATTTATAAGTCTTTATGTCTCGGGTTGTAAACTAGATATAGAGTTATCTGGTTAATGGGGTATTTGCTGTAAAATGTGCAACCATGCTATAGATATATAGGTAGAGGGCTATGGTCTCCTGCCTACCCCGATAGCTCCTGTAAAACCTGTCGATATGGAAGGTTGATAACTCAATAGCTTTAAAAGTCTTTTAAACTAGGAAGACTTGGCAAATTTTTAATAGTCTCTTGTGTGTGTTTTCTAAGCTTGAAAGGTCTGCCAAACTTCCCAAGCTTAAAAAATCCTTTTATATCTTGTGCAACTTAGTCATTTTTATTCTGCTGTTTACTTATAATGGTCTGCTATGATCAGTATGACATTGTATGACACTTTCAAGTTTACAAAGTATGGCGATTTTTATATGTGCAATTTAGTAAATTAAATGATCATAGCTGCCCATTATGTGATATATTTATATATCAATAATTATTTAGGAGATAATAAAAATGACTAAAAATAGAATTCAATTTCACTTGGTAGACTTAGAAGAAGATGAAATCTCAGAAGCTACTGATCTTGAACATGCACAAGATATATTTAAGTTTTGGCTATTACTTGGAAAACATCCAAGTGCCATTATGGTGTTCTCTAATCGTGGAAACGTGACAGAGGATTTTTTTGAAATCATGAATACGGAGTATAATTATGAATGATAACACACACGCTGAGATTTCAGCACAAAAAGACGGGGACGTGACTGTCCCTCAAGTAAACTATTTAATCAGTCTTTACAAAGAGACTATTAAAAAAAGCATCTTGAAAAGCCATAAGAATCTGGACAAGACTGCAGACTATGCAAATTTTGTCTGGTCAAAGAATAAGTCCAGAGATGCTTTGAAAGGCAAATTTGGAATTCATCTTCATGTTCAATATATTCCAGAGAATAGATTGACGAAGAACAAAGTGAGCTCATTAATTAATGACGCTTTGAATTCTAAATTTGACTTGAAGTTTGCCAAGTCTTTGGTCGCTTCCTGTAATAAATATAAAAAGGTGTCGTCATGACTAAGCCTAAAAAGGCTTATGGTCAAGACAGAACCAAGCCGATTACTTCAATCGATCTTGGTGCTTTTAGTATTTTGTCTTTCAAGTTAATGGCAAAATACCGACACCTTCCTTATGAACAATACAGGGAAGCTGTTGCACTTGGCATGGAATTACTTGAAGAAATTCCTGAAAGAGACTTAAAGAAACTTTTGAAAAAAGGTTTCTTGTCTCCACCCAAGAGCAACTGAAAAGACTTTTAAAAAAAAAGAGCCTGGCTAAATGCTAGGCTTTTTTTTGGTCCTTT